CAGGCTTTAGGTGATAAAGCAGATGAAAGATTAGAAATCTTAAACAACTGGGCTAAATCTAATTTATCTGAAGACTCATTTTATGCTTTAACATCAAATTTAAGAACCGCTGACGCAGTGTTAGCACTAGAAGAATTGAGGTCAAAAATGTTAGGACAAAACACAATGATACCAGGCAACGAGCAAGCGCAATCTGATGGCGTACATACGCTTGAAGACTTGCAGCTAGAGATGATTCAAAACATTGATAAATATAAATCAGATCCAAGATATCGCAGAGAAATAACCGCAAAAATCGAAAGATTGCAAACTAAGTAAATAGCGGTTTATAATGTGTACAAGTATCCAGTTTTTCTGGGAATTGGATAACTTGTACATAATCGGCCCTTCACGGACAACCAACATTTTACAAGCCCAATAATACTTAATAAAACATCATTAACTATTTAAGGGGATTAAAATGTCCATAAGTTTAACTAATGTCCAACAAATCGAGTTCGATGCGTTGGTAAAAGCAATCTATCGCTCTACAGGTTTTTTAATGCGTGATACCATTCGTACAAAATACGATGTTATCGGTGCAAGCGTAGAGTTTCGTAAAGTAGATCAAGTAATTTCTGTACCAACTGCTTACTTAGCAGCAGTAACCATTCAAGATCCCGGTTACAACAAAGCAGTATGTACTTTACAAAAATACACCACACCTACCGCAGTAGACGAAGTACAAGAACTAACAGTAAACTTTGACGCTAAAATGGAAAACGCCATGTTAGTCGCTCAAGCTATGGGTCGTCGTTCTGACCAAATCACCATTGATGCATTAGTTGCTAATCCCGGTGACACTATTGCAGATGGCGGTACAAACTTCAACTACTTGAAATTTACCCAATGTTTAGAGTTCTTTGATAACAACGCAGTGCCACTTGCAGAGCGTTATGTAGCTATGTCTGCAAATAACTTCAAGTCTTTAATGCAAGATGACCAATTCGTTTCTACTTTCTACACCAGAAATGATGTAATTGACCGTGCACGCATTCGTGAATACTTAGGTTTCAACGTTATCGTAGTTCCACAAATGACAGAGGGTGGCTTACCAAAAACCGGAAACATTCGTACCGCTTTAGCATGGCACAAAATGTCAACTGGTATGGGTATCGGTATGAATTTCCGCACCGAAGTGAACTACATTCCACAGAACACCTCTTACTTAGTAAACGGTGTATTCAGTGCTGGAGCCACAGTGATCGATTCCCGGGGCGTATTGGGAATCGAATGCGATGAAACTGCATAATAAAGGGGAATAAAAATGGCTTTTAATGACCAAAGATTTACTAGACATACTTTAGCGTTCAACAGTGGACGTGTAACAGTAGACGGCCCAGCTTTTACAAATGGACCAGCAATTTTCAGTTATGCTTCTGCTACTGATGATATTGCAACTGTTACAGCTGCTAACTATTTTGCATCAGCAGTATATGATTTAGCGGTAGGTGATATTATTATCATTGAAGCAAGTGATGCTAACGGCATGTATTATGTGGATGCTGTTAACCAAACCGCTGGTACTGTTACTGTTGTTACATTCACAGCAATTGGTGCAGTCGGTACAGCTAATTTAACTAACGGTGCTGTTACTGCAGCTAAGTTAGCTACTGATGCTGTTGAAACTGCTAAAATTCTAAATGCTAACGTAACTTTAGCAAAATTAGCAGCCGGTATTACTCCGAGTCATGTTGTTAAATACGCTGCACAATATACAACAACTGGCGGTGCTGCTGCAGAAGCAATCACTGTTAATGGTGTTGCTGCTACTGACTTAGTGTTCGTTCAATTAAAAGATAATGGAACAAACAATGTTTCAGTGGTAACCGCTGCTGCAACTTTAAACACTGTTACTGTAACATTCTCCGCTGACCCCGGTGCTGATGCAGTAATTTATTATCAAGTATTAAGAGCAGCTAGTTAATAGGGGAATCGCATGGCTTTAACTAAAGTACAAATCATTTCAAATGCTTTGGCCCAGTTGGGCCATGCGCCTATCGTGTCATTGATAGACCAAGATGAATTAGTTGTAGCAGCAGAGCAAGCTTTTGACATGCTTTTGCCAAGTGTTCTATCAGCAAACAACTGGAGATTTGCAAGCAAGTTTGAACAACTATCTTTGCTTGTTGAAACACCTCCACCACCTTATTTATATGTATATCAACTACCCAGTGGCTGGTTAAAAACATTAAGTGTGTGGCCAAACACATATGACTGGGATATTTTTAATGGAAACAAGATTTACACATTTAACCAAGGGCCGTGGTATATGCAGTTTATTTATCAGCCTGATGTTTCAGCTCTCCCACCTTGGTTTGTAAATTACTTTGTTTATGAAATAGCAGCATACTTGTGTTTAAGTAATGCTCAAAAAACCGAATACTACAGTGTTATCGAAGGTAAACGAAATCAGATGCAAGCCATGGCATGCGCAATTGATTGTCAAAATAGACCTCAGTTTACTCAGGTTGATTTCCCTGTTCTTGGCAATCGTGCTATTGGTGGTGTTTATCCTAATAGTATTTCTTAAGGGGAGCATATGCCACAAATTATATGGTCACAAGATGAGTTTAGCAGGGGTGAATTATCACCTATGCTTTACGGTAGAACTACTTTAGATGCTTATTATAAATCTTTAAAAAAGGCACAGAATACTATTACATACCCCCAGGGCGGTATAGGTAAACGATTTGGCACAATATACACGGCAGAGATTACTGGTGTAACAGATTGGCGTGATATTTTCTTTGAAACATTTCCTTACAAAAATGAATGTACATATGTTCTTGTATTTGTACCAGGTCAAGTTGAGATTTATTTAGAAAATGAATTAGTGGCAACTGTTGCAAATGCAATACTAACCAGTCATGTGATACGGACAATGGACTGGACAATACTTGAAGATAAATTTGAAATAACCGCTGATATTATTCAACCACATGTCTTAAGTCGTGCAAGTTTGGCAGCAAATCCTATCAATACTGGTGCAGGTATTGTTGCGAATCAATTTACTTTAACCAATCCAGTTGCAGCAAATTTAATTTCAGCAGCACGATTTATAAATGCAGTGGTAGCAAGTATGCCTAGCACAACACCGCAAATACTTATAGGTGTAACGTACTTTATTCGTACTGATGCAACAGGAACTTTAATTAAAGTATATGCAAATGCTCGTGATGCAGCAAATGACACAAATGCTTTTACATTAAACACAGTTGGAGCTGGTACTACAAACGTACTTATAGCAAACAACTGGACACTAGCACCAATTGTATTCATAAATTTACCTCAATATGATTTTGGTGATGTAAATTATATTACATTTACTTTTACACCAACCTCAGTAACTGTAGGTACGGCTTGTACCATTACAAGTTCAGGCAATATATTTACCCCAGAACATGTGGGTGGAAGTATATTTATATCAAATGGTGTTGTTTCATTTACTGCTTATGTATCAGCAACACAAATGACAGGCACAGTAACTAGCACATTAAGCACATTGACGGCTCAATTAGGTCGACTAGTTGAAGTAAGAGAACCAGCATGGAGTACAAAAAGAGGCTTTCCAAGTAAATGCTCAAGCTTTCAAAGCCGGGCTATATTTGCTAATACAGATGCTTTGCCTAACGGATTATGGTTATCAGCAATTAATGATTTTAGTGACTTTGATGAATTGTCAATAGATCCAGCAGATGACGATGCAATAAGTTACTTTCCATCAAGCGATACAGTGAATGTTATTAAATTTATTGTGCCTTATCGAAGCTTAACCGTTCATACAAATTCAGCAATTTTTTCTTCACCATTAATTTACGAAACAGCATTAACACCTAAAACATTTTCATTGCAACTGCAAGACTCAACACCTGCTACTGCAATTCAACCACAAGGCATAGATAATCAGATTATTATTATCAGTGGTAATGATGTTCATACAATGCTTTGGGATGGTGGTAATAACTCTTACATGTCAAATATTGTAAGTGTTTCATCGGAACATCTTATTAGCGCACCTCACGATGAAGTCTCATTTCAGAATTTAAATCGTGCAGGTAGTAGGTACATATTTATTATCAATGACGATGGCAGCCTTGTTGTTTACCAAACATTAATGAATGAAAATGTGACAGGTTTTACATCATGCATCACAGGTGAAATCAACGATGATAAACCAGAGCTTAGAGCCTATTTTAGATGGGGCGCAAGTAGTCCAGATGGTCGTGCATGGTTTGTTGTAGAAAGAAAAGTTGCTAATGAACTTGTTGCACCTTTCACCTATAGCACCAAATATTTTATTGAAGAGTTAAGCTTTAATGTATTTAGTGACTGTAGTCATGTTTACTCAGGCCCCCCAGTAAATACCATTGCAGGACTGCCAAGATTTAACGGCAAAGATGTTGTTATGCAAGGCGATGGTTATGGATTTCAAGACAGTGTAACAAATTCAACAGTCGAATTTATTGCTCATGGACAACCTACGGATGTTACAAAGGCATTCATTGGGCTACCTATCAACATGGTTATTCAAACCTTACCTAATGCGCCACCCGGAGCCACAGGGCCAAAAGGCACTAGTTTAGTTTACCCACAACATATCCGTAACGCTACATTCATGTTTAACAATACTATTGGTGGTGAGATTGATGGGCAGCCAATTACATTACTCACTTTGAGTCAATACAATCCATTGTCCGGCCCTTTATCAATTGTAGGACCACCAGTGCCACAGACAGGAATATTTAGCAAAAGCCTTATGAAAGGCTGGAATGAGTTTTTAAGAGATCCAATTACAATCACACACAGCGACCCTTTTGATATAAGATTAATTGGCGTGTATTACAGAATAGAGGAATAATTATGTTACCACTTACCGGTATACTATTAGGAATGCAAGCAGCCGGCATGATTGTCGATTATACACAAACACGTCGACAACAAGGTCTTATACAAGCTGGTCGTGAGATTGAGCAAGCACAATATGAAGCTAACCTTGAATCACTGAGAGCGCAAACGGAGCAAGAATCATTGTTTGCCATGAAACAGTTAAGACAAAATATTGGCACTCAAATTGCAGTTCAAGCAGCAAGAGGAACAAGTAGCGCAGGAGGTACAGCCTCTACTCTAAGGCAAACATCCATGGCAGCATTTAGCGAAGACGAAAGAGTACGCAGAATGAATCAACTTGCCAAAGAAGCAGATTTGAGAGCAGGTAATGTATTGTCTGGATTACATGCATTGTCTAGTCAAACACAATTAGGTCAAGCTATGCAACAAAGATTTATTAACTTAATACCAATATCTAGTTTGACCGCTGGATTAGGCAAAAAAGCAAAAGCTTCCTACGGCTTAGAAGAGGTAAATTATGGCTACTGAAATCAAAACACTTGAACCTACTCAGCGTTTAGCAATTACAACGCAGCCACAGAATTATGTTGCTGCCTTTGATAATTTAGCTCGTAGTGATACTTTGATGGGTGATTTAGGTGC